AGAGTCTGGTCCGCGCCCTTGTAAGGGAGCATCATTAACGAATCACGGATTGCTCCGCCCGGCGCGTCAACGTCGCGAAACTCGCCCGGCGAGAGAGGCTCGTCGTCGTTTCGGATGCGTAGCCCACGAGCCTTAAAGCCTGCGGGCAAGTTAGCCAAGGTCCCCGCGTCAACCAACTGACGCAGAGCCGCAGTAGCCGTCCGGCTCAGGCCGCCAATCATGTGGATCAAGCCGAGGCCGTAAAAACCAAAGCCCGGAAGGAACTTGAAGTGTACGAAGTACTGTTTCTTCTTACGACTTGGATCGTCTTCGTCGTAGTTGCGGCGGACGCTTAGTACCTTGCCAGCCTCTTCCGAGAGCGTGACGATGTACGGAAGCTTAATGCCCGTTGGCTCACCGTCGTCACCTAAGTCCTCGAAACCCTCTATGTCCAGATTTACGTGGCACTCCAGTAAAGTGACATCAGCATCGAGGTACGTTGGCTCGACGCCTGTTATCTCGTCCATCTCCTCTTTAACGGAGGATGGATCGGACTGAGACGAGAATACGGGGGTATCTAAGTAGAAACCGGCAATTTGCTTCTTCCGAAGCTCGTTTTCGGTCACTTGAAGCACGTGAGTGACGTTCTCGGCGGTATCTAAATCAGTCGCGGTATAGGGGACAATCAACTGCTCTGCCGGAACAAAGCGGCTTACCGCCCTTTCCAGGAACTCGTCGTAGTACACCTTCTTGAAGGTCGAGCCCGAAAGCGGGAGATAGAACAACATTTGGTCAAATTCGGGCGTATATTCCTTCATAACGCACGTTATTTGATAGTTCATGTACTCCCGGACGCGGTCGGCTTGCTCCTCTACCTCAGGGGTCGGCTTGCCCATGACTTGAGTGCGTACGGGGCCACCCGAAGGGAGAAGTTCAGAGAAGGCTTGCGCCTGAAACTGCGTTACAGCTTCCGCAAGAAGGGGGTGCGTCACGCCGGTAGCGCCACGAAAGGGCTCCGACCGTTCTTCGTAACGGAAACCAAGAAGCTCCAACCCGGTGGTGTAGGCATCCTCCCAGTCTTTACGCCCTGACTTGTTGGACTCGTACTGCTCAAGCAAGTCAGACGAAATGCGACCCGCAGCGCGGTCGCTCAGAGTCTCTGCAAGGTTCTCGCTAAACCCTGTGGGACCGGCCATGGCTTCCGAAGGGTCAAAGTCTATAACGACGCCCCCATCATCCTCTAACTCTATGTTCAACCCAGGCGCCTGAATGAGCGTCTCGTCTTCGATGTCCACATCAGCGGCGGGGCCCTCTTCAAGCTCCACGCTCGGCAACGAGTCGCGGCGCTCCACAAGGGAGGCCGTCCCAAAGTTGCTGCGGGGAAGGGGTGGTCTAGCCACTTACAGGCGCCCCAACGTCATAATCCCGGACGGACTGGCCGCGTTCCCCGGAGCGTATTGCATTCCGGAGGGAGGCCGGGGGATCATATCTACTCGGGGGCCAACGGGCGCGGGCGGAAGAGGAGCGTCTGGCATAGGCGGGAAGTAGTCGGACATTCCGCCCTCTTGTGCCGGGGGCGCGTACCCCGGAAAGTCTTGCATTCCCATCGGAGGGTTTTGCATCGGCCTGTTTGGGTTGTCCCGAGCGCTGGCCGCTGCCATGTCGGCTGCGCGTTGCGCGGTAAACCCGGAAAAATCCATGGCCGCCTCAATTTGTGCGGCAACGGCGGAGTTACTCTGGGCCAAGGCTCTAAGTCCACTCTCGTTGTTCTCGATAAACATCCGCAACTCATCCCGAGAAAGATTCCTAAGAGCGTCTTGGAACATTGCGGAGGTTTCACGGTCTGACTCGACGAGATCGCCGTTGGCGTAGCCAGCCGGACGGGAACTCATAGACCCACCACCTGCATAGCCAAGCGGACGAAAGCCCATGGGGCCGCCGTCACGCATTCCAAGGGAGCGCCGGTACTGGTCGGCGTCTGCCATACCCTGGGGCGTGTACTGAAATTCTCTTCCCATTACGTTAGGCATCTGACTTTCCTTTTCTGCAACTGCTACCCGACGCACCGAGCAGTCAAGTATGAACTTTTTGGATCTTGAAGGAAGCCTTCTTGCTTCCGCCCTTGTGTGGCTTGTGTCCAGTAGAAGGGTCCTCCATAAGTGTAAAGCTCTCGCCGGACTTCATCCAATGAAAACCCTTTGGAGCTTCGACTGTCTTTGACACGGCTCCGCCACGGGCCATCTTCTTAGGGAAGCCCGCCTTCATGTTCTTGTAAGCGTCGTCGCTAATCGTGCTTTTCTTCTTCGAGCGACTGGTGCCAGCCTTCTTGCGCTTATTTATGTTCTCGTAGAGGCTCATTACATTTCACCCTTATAACTTGTTTCCATACTAAAAACGAAGCTGGTATCCGAGGTTGGCGCCCGCAGAACTTTTCTGGCCGCGAGGGTTCCTGTAGTTGCCCGAGGCAGTGAGGGTGCCACCAAGACCGAAGGGATCCTCACGCGAATAGCCGACGTTCGCGCCAAGGTCCGTGGGCCCGCCGCGCGGCTTCATTAGATTTACACCCAGGCTCGCGATGCCACGGCCCACGGGGCGTTGGTACTGCGCGTCATACTGGCTTACCGGGGGCAAAGAATACGTGGGCCGTGATTCCTGATACATGTGCTGGGGGTATTTGTCATAAAAGAACTGACGGCTTGCGCCACCCGACAGCGTCCCCCCAGCGAGGGGCGTCTGACCACGAAAACCCAACGTGTCCGTGCGACGTTCAAAGTTCGTGTTGATGAAATTCTGGGCGTCTTCGGGGCCGATGGCGTTAGCTTTCTCGGCGTTCCGTTCCAGAAACGCGGACAACGAGCCAGTGTTAAGGGAACCGCCGAAAGTGTCTGACCGGCTTCCGGGTGATCGGACGTTGGAGTAGTACCCAGAGACAGGGCCAGACTCGCCCGAAACATCGGCCGTGGTCCGTGGGTCAAGGCCCGTTTGCAGCGTCGTCGCAGCACGGAACCGAGCCAAGCTGTCGGGAGTTCCCGCGTACGCCTCCGCGCCTAACTGACCCTTGGCCGCAGAAAAAACGGCGCCCGGAACTCCCGACCCCTCCGGAGGGTTGAGCCTAAGTCCAACCACCGGGTTAACCGGATCCGCAGACAGCATTAAAAGCTCCGCGACCGTCGTGTCCTTTAGGCTCGCCTCGTCGGCCACGGCTAACGGCCCGTGATCCGTGGGCTAGGGTACAGGGGCCGGTCAACGTATCCGCCAGCAGCCATGTTCCGGTAGTAGGGCGTGCCGGGGGGCGCGATGACGTTAGCGTAGTCCAGCGGCGTGGCCGCGGCGGTTCTGTAGTCCGTCGGGGCAATGATGTTCTGGGAGTTACGAGTGGGATACTGAATATCCAAGCCCCCCACGTTGTACTGGTTAGGGCTGCTAAGGTAGGGGTTCGCCGCGGGGGGAATGGAAGACTGTGACTGCGTTTGCGTTGCAGTAGCCGCAGGGCGAATGTAGGGACTGTCGAGGCTGGCCCGGCCTTCGGTATTGTAGTCTGCCTGCTCCTGAGCGTACAGATCCGCCTCCGCGTCAAATGACCCGCCGAGTGCCCGGCTGTCTATGAAGGATTCCGGTCCACCGCGCGGATCATCTAGAAAGTCCGCTTTCATAATGTCGGGGCCCCGGTCGTACATGATGTCGTTAGCGATAAGACCAAGTACTCCGGCTGCTTTTGCAGCAGCCAAGATACCTGCAAGCTGGGGAACTGCCCGACCCACTAGGGCCGGAATTACCATTCCTGCCACAGACTTGACGGGATTGGATCTTAAAGCATCAACTTTTTCGGCGATGAAGCTTTTACCGCTTCCGACAAGACTTCCGACAAGACTTCCGATGCCGCCAGGCGGAGCGTCGGGGATACTAATGTTGCCCTCAGAGTCAAAACTAACTCCTCCAGCACCTCCACCAGAGACAGCGCTAATACCGCTAGCCATTACAAAATCCTCGGGTGCTGTGGGACTGCTTGGTCAACCATAGTAACTCCGGGTGGAGGAAGACGTATCGCTATCCACCCAGTCGTCGCTCGGAAGCTGAACGAAGTTTCCCTGGCGGTAGCGCATCAAAGCCTGCGTGGTGCTGTCCACGAGATCGTCGTGGTCGCCATTGGGAAATGCCGCGCACTCCTCAATAACTTCATCAGCCCATCGTTCGTCCGGAGCCCATATCAGTCCGCTCTCAAACAACGGAGACACAGAGTGGACCCGTGTCAACTTATCATTGCCCCTGCTGGGTGTAAAGTTCACAACGGGTATCCCCAACTGCCTAAGCTCTTGCGTCAGAGGCGTGCCCGAGGCCTTCGCCTCGACGATTACAGTCTCCGGCTCCCAGAAGTTGTACTGCTCTAATGCCTTCGCCTTCAACTCGGGAAAGTCCCAACGGCCCTTCTTGCTGTCCAACAGCATTAAGTTCGCCGCTCCGTCCTGCTTTGGATAAAATACTCCCCACGTCGTAATGGCAGAGTAATCCGCTGTCTCCTTACGACTGAATGCCGTGTCATAACTCTGTATAATGTACTCAAGCTGGGGGACCTCCTCTTCCTCCCACCGCCTCCACCACTCCTTCTTCAGAATGGCGCCCTCCTCCGACGTGGGGTTCTGCTGCCACTGGGCGTTCCACTTGGCCGACGACAACGACGCCCGTACCCCCTCTAACTCTTCCTGCTTCCAGTACTCCGGCCAGCACGGCTTTCCAGACGGCATCAAAGCAGGAAACTCTACGACCTCCCATTTGTCCGAGTGCTCATCATAGCCTTGGGCCTTGAGCACTTTTTCGGTCAGATCGCGCAACGACCAACGGGTCATAACAATTACAATCGCACCGCCGGGCTGGAGACGCTGCCGGGGACCCGACGTGTACCACTCATACGCATGGTCCATTGCAGTATCCGAAAGAGCGTCCTGCTCAGAGTGGGGATCATCAATAATCAGTAGGTCCGCACCACGTCCGGTAATCGCGCCCCCAACACCAGCAGCGAAGTACTCCCCACCGTGGTTCGTGGACCACCTTCCGGCTGCCTTGCTGTCAGCCTGTAGGTCTACAGAATCAAATATATTTTTGTACTCGGTTGTTGCAATCAGATTCCGAACCTTACGACCAAAGTTCACAGCAAGTTCCGCAGTGTGCGTGGTTTGGATTATTTTTGTTTTCGGCTTACGGCCAATGATCCACGAAGGGAACAGATAACTGGCGAACTCAGACTTCGTATGCCTCGGAGGCATATTTATTATGAGGCGCTTTATCTTTCCGCTGGCAATGTCCTCGAACTTCTTTGCGATCATCTTGTGATGCGCGCCAGCTACAAATTCAGGCCAAATCTTTCTTACATATGTAAGGAAGTCGTCCCGGCACCCTTGGACCTCGGCCATCTGCGCGAGGCGAAGCTCAAGCTTCAGGCGCCTGCTCTCAACCTCCGCGGTTTCCGTACGAAGCATCACTGACCTCGGCAAATTGTTTCACGTGAAACATTAGCATATGGGATTTATTTTATCGATTTTTATCGCAGTTATTTCGTCCCGTTTTTTACTGGATTATTTGAGCAAAACAAGGCCGGAGCCGTCGCCCCTCCCCCCGTGGGCGCGATTTTGGCGGATGGGGTCGAAAAACGGCGGATTTCTGCGCCTAAACGGGCGCCGGGGACCCTGGACCACGGGCCGGGCGGCCAGGGCGCCGGGCCAGGGCCGGTGCTGCCGGTGCCGGTGCTGCCGGTGCCGATCGCGCGAGTGCCGGGGCCAGGACCACGGGCGCCGGTCGCGCGACCTGGATGACCTGGATGACCTGGATGACCTGGATGACCTGGATGACCTGGATGACCTGGATGACCTGGATGACCTGGATGACCTGGACGACCTGGACGACCTGGATGACCTGGACGACCTGGATGACCTGGACGACC